CGCCCCGCAGACGGTCAAGTTCCGAGCCTACGGAGGCGCGGTTGGACACGGCGTGCTAGACGAGGCGCACGATGGCATGCCGTCGCAGAGCCTTGCGGTGCAGATGCACTACGCCCACCGGCCGGAGACTTGGGAGGAGGCGGAGACCAACGCGGCTCGAGCGCCGTCCAATCGAGCCGTGCAGCGCGCCTTGCAAATAACCGGTGGACTCGGCACAGTTCCGGCTATGATGGGCTCGGCCCGCAGGAGATAGCCATGGGCGGCTCAACCACATTTCCGACCACAACCTACATGCCCGGCAGCCAGTTTGGCGGCTATGGCGGCAGCATGGGCGGCTATGGCGGCGGGTTGGGTGGCTTTGGAGGGTTCGGCGGATTCGGAGGCGGTTACTCCCCCGGGTACTCGCAGGCCGGCAGCGGCAAGGGCTTCCAGTCAATGCCCCCTCAGCGTCATCAGGCTCAGTACGCGCCGATGAATTTCATGCCGGCGCAATTTGCGCGCCCGCAGTTCTTCTACCCGAGTATTCAGGGCCAGATGGCCGGCCAAATGCCGACCCCAATGGCGCGGCCCTCCTATCAGTTTCCGGCGTTCCAACCGCCTGTGTCTGGCGGTGGAAAGGGCTTCCAACCGATGCCCATGAACCCCGGCAATCAACGGCAGCCGATGCCTACGGGCCCAAGGCCGTTGCCAATCGGTCCGCCGAGCCCGGGCGGCGGGCCGCAGCCATTCATGCCCGGCGGACGGTCTCCGCAGAGGGTCGAGTTGGGGCCGACGGATGCGCTTCATAGACGGCCGGCCGTCAGGCCCCTCGACTCGGACTTGATGCCTCAAGAAGAGGCCGAGCCGCGGGATACGATTATGCCGGTGACGGACCACATGTACCGGGGCAACAAATCCGAACAGATGGCGCAGCAATCGTTGGCCAACTATAACCCGTCACCGTTCCCGTCGCCGGTTGACAGTCGGCCGCCGCTGACCGAAGAAGAGCGCATGAGCGGGCGCTACCAACTTGGTGGTCAGGGTCCTATCGACATGCATGCTCTCCCCGCTGATGAGCGGGCGGCGATGGAAAAAAGATGGCAAGAGGAGGCTGCGCGAGGGCCTCAGGAAGCGACGGGAGTCCCTGTGAATTCGCAGGCCGGAATTTTTGGGGATTTTGGGAAAATGTTACCTTCTAGGGCATTGACTGTTGGTTACGAAGAACCCGCTAGAATTCAACCTAGCGGTTCATTGGCAAATCTTTCTGACGGCTTTAACGAGCCCTGAGTTTTAGAGGAACAGACCATGTACGAAACTGCAAAGAAAGCCCGCAAGGGCATGAAGGACAAAATCGCGCGGCTGATGAAGTCGCCGAAGAGCGTCGATGCCTCGGGTTACCCTGTCGAGGGCTCTGACCCGCTCGACGCTCATGTGAAGACGGGCATGCGCCCTGTCTCGCGTCGAGCCTACAAGCGCGGCGGCAAGGTCCACGGCGATAAGGTATCCCACATGGGTCGAAAGCCGCGCAAGAAGCCAATCAAGTTGGCGACGGGCGGGCAGACGGACAACTCTCCGGAAGACCGCATGGAGCGAGACGAGGTCAAGCAGGCCGGCGGCCCGAAGAACCTGATGAACTCCATCTTCGACATGGCCGACAAGATGGGTTACGGCAAGGGCTCGAATCCGCGCTACGGCAAGGAGGCTGTGGACAAGGCCATCGACTCGTCGAATCGCAGCGGACGGAAAATCAGCAAGGGTGAGGCGGCGAAAATCCATCGCCTTCTTCGCGGCGGCTACAACTCCGGCGGCAAGGCGCTGAGCGCCGATGGCCTTGCCAACCTCAATCAGAAGGAGGCGAACAAGCAGCGCGAAGGCAAGAAACACACCGGCGGCCTGAAGCGCGGCGGCCGCGCCGCGCGCGCGTCTGGTGGCCGCAGCGATGAGCCGAAGCCGTCTCTGCGATTGATTCGCACGCACACGGATGAGAATGGCCGCCAAGCCAAGGTCTACAAAGACCGTGACTGGGGTGAGTATCGCGTGAAGTTTTACCGCGCCGATGGCAGCCCGTTGGGAAGCGATTCGGACCATCACACGGACGATGTTGACGACGCGCACAGCACTGCGAAGGCGGAACTCAACCGCAAGGGGTGGCGCCGCGGCGGCAAGGCGCTCGTCAGCGCGGCGGTCCACAAGCACGAAAGGGCGAAGCATCCCGGCGCCAAGCCGACAAAACTTGCGACCGGCGGCATCCCCGCCGGCATGAAGGATTCGCGCGTGATGCGGTCCCGCCGCAAGGGCGACCGGAAGAACCCGTTCCGCCGCGAGGAAGACATGGACACGATGCCGGGTGACATCGGCGCGCGGCCGGCCCGTATGGCAGCCTCCCGCCTTGCGCGCCTCGCCATGGAAAACCCTGACGACGAGCGCCTGATGCGCAAGACGGGCGGCAAGGCCCTCGACGGCACGATGCAGGGCACCCGGCCGACTGGCGGGCGTCTTGCGCGCAAGACTGGCGGTCGCACGAAGGGCACCCATGTGAATGTCATCATCAACACCGAGCCCAAGAAGCCCCCCATCGGAGCGCCTCCTCCGGCCATGATGGGGCCGCCTCCGGGCGCCGGCATGCCACCCCCGGGCCTCCCCCCGGGCGGGCCTATGCCGCCTCCTCCGGGCCCCATGGGCGGTCCGCCGCCGGGGCTGATGGGCGGTCCTCCGGGCATGGGCGGTCCTCCGGGCATGCCGATGCCTCGCAAGCGCGGCGGCCGCACTGTGGGCAAGCCGGGCCATCGGTCGTACCGGTCGGCCGCGGATATGGATGCAGGCGCCGGCAGTGGCCTCGGTCGTCTCGAGAAGACCGAAATCCAGAAGCGCAAGGGCTGACCAAGGGGCGGCGGGTGACTCCGACCGCCCTTTCTTTTCCCAACGACATTTACTTAGGCTAACATGCAAACCCTGAACACGCTGTTTGAGCAGGAACTGAAGAAAAAAATCGAGGCCGCCATCGAAGACATGGAGATGCAGGTCTCGACCGGTCACGGGATTGATACCTTCGAGCAGTACAAGCAGACAGTTGGACGCATCGGGGGCCTGAGATGGGCTCTCGAGATGTGTGACGAAGTGAACAGTTCGATTGCAAAACGCTAACCAGAGGAGAGAGCATGACCCAGTACGCCATGGCGCACGAGGCGGACCCGAAGAAGGAATTGATGAAGCAGGTCGGCAACCTGAACGGCATCGAAATCTTCAACAATCAGGTCCTCGTGGCCGTCTATGTTCGTCCCGAGAAGACCGCGGGCGGCATCGTGCTGCCTGACAAGCATCGCGACGAGGACCGAAACCAAGGCAAAATCGGCCTTCTCATCAAGAAGGGCCCGCTTGCATTCGTGGAGGAGCAGAAACAGTGGTTTGCAGGCGCGGAAATCAGCCTTCACGACTGGATTCTGTTCCGTCCGAGCGACGGATGGGCCGTCACTATCAACGGCGTGCGCTGCCGTGTCCTCGACGACACCTATGTGCGCGGAAAAGTCGCTCACCCCGACCAAATCTGGTAAGGAGAACACCATGTCGAACGACAACAATGACATTCTTGTCCCGGTAGACGAAGGCGATACCCCCGCATCTGCTGCGGAAGGGAAAAAGGAGCCTGTTTCGCGCGCAATCGAGCCCGAAGAAGGCGTCGAGACGCTGCGTGCGAAGTTGGAACAGGAGCGGAACTCTCGTCTTGATGCGGAGCGTCGCGCACAAGCCGCCGCGCAGGCCGCCGCCTCTGCTCGAACCGAGGTGGCGGACTCGAATCTGGCGCTCGTGACCAACGCCATCGACACGCTGAAGCAGAACGAGTCGGTGCTGAAGAAATCCTATTCCGAAGCGATGTCGGCGGGCGACTATGACCGCGCTGCAGAGGTGCAGGCAGCCATGTCCACCAACTCGGCAAAGTTGCTGCAGTTGGAACAGGGCAAAACCGCGCTCGAGAACGCTCCGAAAACGCAGCAAACCCCTGCGGCTGCACCTGCGGACCCTGTCGAGGCCCTTGCGTCGCAGTTGTCGCCGCGCTCTGCGGCGTGGGTGCGCGCCAATCCGCAGTTTGCGCGAGACAGCAGGCTGTACGCGAAGATGATTGCGGCGCACAACCTCGCTGTTGCAGATGGGTTGTCTGCGGACACCGACGAGTACTTCGAGGCCGTCGAGGACACGCTGAAGATGCGCCGCGAAGCGCCGGTCAGCCGCGATTCGGACCCGATGTCGGACGCCGCCAAGCCCGTCGCGCGCCGCTCGGCGCCCGCCGTGGCTCCGGTATCTCGCAACAACACTCCCGGAGCGCGTCCGAATGTCGTTCGACTGACCTCAGCCGAACGCGAAATGGCTCAGATGATGGGAATGAGCGACCAAGAGTACGCGAGGAACAAACTTGCGCTGCAGCGTGAAGGCAAACTCAACTGAGGAAATGACCATGGAATCTGAAATCACATCGCGCAGACAGCGCAAGCCAAAGGTGAGCCCGTTCAAGGAAGCCGCGAAGGAGGTGGCCGCGGAGCACGCCGTTGCGCCGGCTCCGGAAGAGATTCGCGACAGCATTCGGCCGCCGCTTCGTGAGGAGGACCCCCGAACGCGCGCCGCGCGCCGCGCTGCGGAGATTCGCAACCACATCGGCGGGCTCGACGAGGGCACCGACGAGTTCTACATCCCGCTCGAAGCCATCCCGGAGGGGTGGACCTACGAGTGGAAGCGCAGAAGCGTCCTTGGGCAGGAAGATGCCGCCCATCAGGTGGCCCTCGCGCGCCTCGGATGGGAGCCGGTGCCGGCCTCGCGTCATCCGTCGTTCATGCCTGACGGCGGCAAGCATGCCGTCATCGAGCGCAAGGGCATGATTCTGATGGAGCGGCCCGTGGAAATCACCAACGAAGCCAGAGCCGTCGAACTTCGCCGCGCGCGTCTTCAGGTGCGGCAGAAGGAGGAGCAGTTGACCGCTGCTCCGGCGGGCCAGTTCGAGCGTTCCAACAAGGCCGACAGCCTCGTGAAGGTTGGCCGTTCCTACGAGTCGATTCCCGTCCCCGAGAAATGAGCGGTTGACGATGATTGCCCCGGAGGTCTATAAAGGGCCTCCGGGGTTTTTTTTGGGCGCATCAGACTGACCCGGCAGACTGCAAGTAGACTGACGCGCCTTTCTCACTTGCGAGGAATCTTTTATGGGTACTACTACTTTTACGGGTCCGGTTAAGGCCGGCAACATCCTCAACACGAGCGGCAACACCGTTGGTCAGGATGTGTCGAATGTCGGTTGGGCCCTGATGGCGCAGTCGAGCGTCATCGACATCATCGGCGCAAGCGCGGCTAATCAGGTCGTTGCGACGGTGCCGGCGGGCTCTCAAATCGTCGATGTCATCTTGAATGTCACGACCGTGAACAACGACACTGGCACGGCGACCGTGTCTGTCGGCACGGTTGCGGCGGGCACAGCGTTCAAGCCGGCGACCAATGTGAAGGCGTTGGCCACCACTCGAGGCACGCTCACGAACGCTGCTGCGACGAATGTTGGCACGGACGACCTTCAGGTCGTTGCGAACTTCACGGCGCAGAACGGAAACGGCACGACCGGAGCCGCGACGGTGACGGTGACTTACTTGCAGGCGCGCGGACTCACGCCGTAATTGACGGCGCCTAGAAGAGGCAGGAACTTCCTCAGAGGGGTTCCTGCCTTTTTCTTTTTTGCGCACCTGTTGACACGCCTTGCATGTCGGCGTAAAAAAGCATCATTCCCGTTCCCCGGCGGAGCGGTTTCGAGAAAACTTGGTCTGAGTCGCCTCGGTGCGCGATGATGGCCTCTCCTTCAGGAGACTCCGTCATGCCCAACATTCAGGCACCTTTCGGATTCAGTCAGGCTCGAGGTAATGGTTCGGCGCCGACCTACGAGCAGGTCACCACTTTCTGCGCCCACAACACGGCCGCCATGTACAACGGCGACCCTGTCTTCCGCAACGGCACCACCGGCGGCATTCAGCCGACGACTCCGGGCGCCGGCATCCTTGCCGGTGTATTCAACGGCTGCAAGTACCTCTCGGTGTCGCAGCGTCGCACCGTGTGGAGCAACTGGTGGCCCGGCTCCGATGTCGCCTCCAACCAGTTGGTCGAGTGCTACATCGTCAACGACCCGAACGCGCAGTTCATCGCGCAGGTCGGCGGCTCCTCTTCGGTCGGCCTCGTTGCCGCTGACATTGGCGCCAATGTCCAGTTCGCCTACGGTACCGGCAACCAGAACACCGGCATCTCTGGCGCGTTCATCGACATCTCCGTGACCCCTGCGGCAACGGCCACGCTGCCGTTCAAGGTCGTCGGCCTCGTGACGAATCCCCCGGGTGCGAACGGCACCGACGCCGGCGCGTACAACTACGGTATCGTCGCCTTCAACAATGTCGAAACCAAGACCCTCACGGGCGTTGCCTAAGGAGTAAAGGACCATGGCAGTCAATCTGAGTGCAATCAAGGACCTTCTGCTCCCCGGTCTCCGTGGAATCGAAGGCAAGTACGAGATGATTCCGTCTCAGTACGACAAAATCTTCACCAAGCACGACTCGAAACTCGCTCTCGAGCGCACGGCGGAGATGCGGTACCTCGGACTCGCGCAGTTGAAGACCGAGGGTGCGCAGACCTCGTTCGACAACAACTCGGGTCAGCGGTTCGTGTACAACCAAGAGCACAACGAAATCGCTCTTGGCTACGCCATCACCCGCAAGGCCATCGACGACAACCTGTACAAGACGCAGTTCCACCCGTCGAACCTCGGCCTCATCGAGTCGTTTCAGCAGACCAAGGAAATCTACGGCGCGAACATCCTGAACACCGCCACGACCTACAACGCGTCGTTCGGTGGTGACGGCGTCGCGCTCATCGCGACGAACCATCCCATCGATGGCGGCACGGTCTCGAACCGTCCCGCGGTTGATGTGGAACTCAACGAAGCCACGCTGCTGAACGCGATGATTTCCATCCGCACCAACTTCCGCGACCAAGCCGGGCTCAAGGTCTTCGCGCGCGGCCGCAAGTTGGTCGTTCCGCCGGCGCTCGAGCCCACGGCCATCCGTCTGACGAAGACGGAACTTCGCCCGGGCACCGCGGACAACGATGTGAACGCCATCCTGACCACCGCCGGCGGCCTGCCGGAGGGCTACATGGTCAACGACTTCCTGACCTCAGCGTCCGCGTGGTTCCTGCTCACGAACATCGACGGTCTCTCCTACATGGAGCGCGTCAAGTTCGAGACGGACATGCAGGTCGATTTCGTCACGGACAACCTGCTCGTGAAGGGCTACGAGCGGTACTCGTTCGGCTACTACAACTGGCGCAGCATCTTCGGGTCCTTCCCGTCGTAACCTCAGGGGAACACACATGAAAGGTCGCAAGCATCGCGCCAGTGGTGGCGTAAACGAGGCGGCGCAGGACTCTTCCAAGAAGAACCTGCGCTACACCTACCAGTCGAATGTGCAGGACGAGGCCGAGGAGCGCAAGCGCGGCGGCCGAGCCAAGAAGCACGCCGGCACGGTGGAAGGCAAGGCTGCTCATCACGCGGGTCGCAAGGCCCGAAAGAGCGGTGGCCGCGCCGGCTGCGAGAAGAGCCCGTTCACCTCGGCCCACGGCGGCACGCCGCCGAAGGGCCGCAATGTGAGCGGCAACTCCCCGAAGTAATCGGGGAGCGCAACAGCGGGAACAACGGGGGCCTCTGTGCCCCCGTTTTTCCATGGGGGATACGCATGAGCGGAGCGTGGCAGAAGAAAGAAGGCAAGTCGCCCTCTGGCGGCCTGAACGAGCGCGGTCGAGCATCTCTGCGCGCGCAGGGGCATGACATCAAGCCTCCGGTGACGAAAGAAGAGGCGAAGCGCAGCCCGAAAGCCGCGCAACGGCGTGACAACTTCCGTTCTCGATTCTGCGGCATGAAGGACAAGTTGACCTCTGCCAAGACCGCGCATGACCCGAACAGTCGCATCAATCTTGCCCTCAAGCGATGGGATGTGAAGTGCTAAGATGAATCTGAAGGAGAGCGTCACATGAAGAAAGCCCAAGTCACAGTCGGTGCCATCGCCGCTGCAAGCGCAAACGCCATCTGCCTCTCGCAGACTCCGGTAGCCGGCCCTCTGACTCTGAACGGAGCATCGGTCGTCGATGGTGTCGCTGTTCTCGATGTGCAGCGCAGGGTTTTGGTCACCACAGCGGCCAACGAATCCACGCGCACGCTCACCATCACGGGCACGAACTGGCAAGGCAACGCCATCAGCGAGACGGTGACCGGTCCGAACATCAGCACCGTTGCGACCAACACCAGTTTCAAGACGGTGACCTCCATCACGATTTCTGGCAACGCTGCGGGCGCCATCACGGTCGGCACCAACGGCGTTGCCGACTCGCCGTGGGTTCGCTTTGATGACTGGGCTCCGAACTACATCTCGGTCAACTGTGTGGCAACTGGCACGGTCAACTACACCGTGCAGACGACTCTCGACGACCCGAACGACCCGTCCATTCCGGTGGCGGTTGGCTCAATGGCGTGGCAGAACTCGAGCGTCGCAAACCTTGTGGCGCAGACTGTAAGCCGCAACGAGGGCCTGCAATACGCGCCGATGTACGCGCGCGTGGTGCTGAACAGCGGCACCGGCTCGGTGCGTTCTGTCTTCCTGCAGTCGAGCAATGTGCCCCTCTAACGACGGTCTGGAGGCTTCATGGCCACAAGTGGCACCTATGCCTACAATCCGTCGCTAGGAGAGTTGACGCTATACGCATTCAACCTCTGCGGCATCAGGAACACTGCACTCCTTCAAGAGCACATGGAGTCGGCGCGCATGGCGTCGAACCTGCTTCTTGGGCGTTGGAGCAGTCAAGGCGTAAATCTTTGGTGCGTTGACCTGCAGTCTGTCCCGCTCATCGCGGGGCAGGCAACCTATTCGGTGCCCTCGAATACCATCGTCATGCTCGACGCGTATGTCGTGCAGACCTCTGGCGGCACCTCCATCAACCGTCTCATCCTGCCCATCTCGCGTTCGGAGTACGCCTCGTATCCGAATCCGCAACAGCGCGGGTTCCCGACGACCTATTGGTTCGACCGCCTTCTCTCGCCGCAGGTGACGCTCTGGCCGGTCCCTGATGGAACGCAGGCCTCGTTCGACTATTACCGGGTGCGCCAGATTCAAGATGCGGACCTGTCGAACGGAAAGAATGTTGAGGTGCCCTACTACTTCATGGAGGCATTCGCATACGGCCTCGCGCAGCGTCTGGCGATGATATGGGCGCCGGAGAAAATCCAAATCCTCAAGCCGTTGGCCGATGAGGCTTACGACATCGCCGCGGCGCAGAACATCGAGACTGCCTCGCAGTACATCTCTCCGCTCATCTCCGGCTACTTCAGTCCCTGACCATGGGCTACGCATCGCGAGTCGGTCGAGCGCGAACCAGTTCATCGAATCCGCAGGCGCATGCCATCTGCGACCGGTGCGGGTTCCGCTACAACCATGTTGACCTGCGTTGGCAGTACGACTGGCGCGGTGCGATGCTGCAGAACTTGCGCATCCTCGTGTGCAAGTCCTGCACGGACAATCCTCAACAGCAGCAGCGGTCAATCGTGGTTCCGGCAGACCCGACGCCTATCATGAACGCCCGCACGCAAGACTTCGTGGCGGCCTCGACCGACTACCAAACCATCACGCAGCCTCCGACGATAGACCCGACGACAGGCATCCCCATCCCCGGGACGACGACCTTGGACACCGAGGACGGACAGCAGTTGACGACGCAACCTATCGGGCCGCCCGTGGGGCTCACGCAGGCGGCGGTCATGCCACTGAAGGGGACGACTCAATATGCGGTGAAACTGCCGCTTTTGTCGGTTACGGCAAACGGCACCTGCGACATTGCGGTGACCTGCTCGAGCGCGCATGGCCTGCAGACAGACAGTCAGATTTCAGCCGAGGGGCTTTCCAACAAGGGCGCCTGCGGGTTTTACAGCGTCGTTGTCACATCGGCTACGGCCTTCTCGTACACGGTTGCAAAACCCATCGCCGCCGGGTCGCTTCTGGATTCGACATCGCGCATCATTACGGCATCCGTCGGACTGCCATACGGCTACACGCAGATACCGCAGACAGGGATTTAAGACATGGCGAACACCACGATTCCGAACCTGCCGCCGGCCATCTCGCTTGATGGCACCGAGTTGTGGGAGTTGGTGCAGAACGGCGTATCGCGTCGCGCGACGACGCAGCAACTCGTCAATCTCGCGTCTACAGGTTCGGGCACGGTCACGCTTATCAACACTGCCGGTGCCTTGACCGGCGGCCCAATCACTGGCAGCGGCACCATCTCGCTGCCTGCCAACGCCATCACGAACGCCTACCTCGCGCCGATGGGCCCGGGGACGCTGAAGGCCAACCTCACTGGTTTGACCGCGGACCCGCAGGATGTGACGGTCAACGCCGTCCTTGACTCCATCGGAGCGACTCCGGGCTCGATGCTTTACCGGGGCGCCGGCGCATGGACGCTCGTCCCGCCCGGGACCTCCGGTCAGTACCTCAGCACTTCCGGCGCAGTTCCGCAGTGGGGCACCCTGTCCGTCGGGCCGAGCGACCTGACCCCGACGGGCGTTTCCGCCGGCACTTACGGCTCGGCAAGCAGCATCCCTCAGTTCACGGTTCTGGCAAGCGGCCAGTTGTCGGCGGCCGGGAATGTCTCGATTCAGATTTCGACCTCGCAGGTGACCGGCCTCGGCACCATGGCCACCCAGAACGCGACTGCGGTCGCCATCACGGGCGGCACGATGAACGGCGTGGTCATCGGCGGCGGAGCCCCGGCGGCGGCCTCGTTCACGAACATTCTGGCCGGAACATGGCTCGGCACGGCTGTCGGCGTTGCTTATGGCGGCACTGGCGCTACCACGGCGCCCGGCGCGCGCTCGAACCTTGGCGCAGCGGCCTCGGGGGCGGTGGGCAGTTCCGGCATCACGATGGCCACGGCGCGGCTTCTGGGCCGCTCTACGGCAGGCACGGGGGCCATCGAGGAAATCACCATAGGGACCAATCTGACGCTCTCTGGGGGCGTCTTGAACGCCACCGGCGGCGGTGGTGGCGGGTCCGGCACCGTGACCTCTATCGATGTCTCTGGGGGCACCACAGGCCTTACCTTCTCGGGCGGCCCGGTTACGACCTCTGGCACCATCACCCTTGCCGGCACCCTTGCCGTTGCCAACGGCGGCACCGGCGCCACCGCGGCGCCTGCTGCGCGCACCAACCTCGGCGCGACCACGGTCGGCGGCAACCTCTTCACGCTGACGAACCCGTCCGCTGTCACCTTCCCTCGCTTCAACGCCGACAACACAGTGTCGGCTTTGGACGCTGCAACCTTCCGCACCGCGATTGGCGCAGGCACCGGTTCTGGTTCGGTCACAAGCGTTGCGGTTTCTGGGGGCACCACAGGCCTCACAACTTCGGGCGGTCCAATCACCGGCTCGGGTACCATCACCCTTGCCGGCACCCTTGCTGTGGCCAACGGCGGTACCGGCGCCACTGCAGCGCCCGCCGCGAGAACCAATCTCGGCGCGACCACGGTCGGCGGCAATCTCTTCACACTGGCAAACCCGTCTGCCGTCACTTTCCCTCGCTTCAACGCGGACAACACCGTTTCAACTCTTGACGCGTCAACTTTCCGCACTGCGATTGGAGCAGGAACCGGAAACGGCACCGTCACTTCAGTCGATGTGTCAGGCGGCACAACCGGCCTGACCACTTCTGGCGGTCCGGTAACCGGCTCGGGCACCATCACTTTGGGCGGCACTTTGGCCGTGGCGAACGGCGGCACTGGCGCGACGGACGCCGCGACGGCGCGGTCGAACTTGACGGCGCAGAAGACCATCACCTCTGGCACTGCCACTCCGACAGGCGGTGTGAGCGGCGACATTTACCTGCAGTACACTTGAGGCACCTATGATTCTTCTTACCTCAACCTCTGACCTTCTTCGTGTCATCACGAGCGATGCCGGCGATGTTCAGGTGCAGTCATCTTATGTTGACCTGTCTGGAACAACGGTCACGCCGGGGCGCCTCAACACTCTCATTACCACTGCCACGACGACCACGGTCATTGCGTCTCCTGCTGCATCTACTCAAAGAAACGCAAAATTTGTCAGCATTTTTAACAACGCTGCAAACAACGCCAACACCGTTACCGTTCAGCACACCAACGGCACGACGGTCGTCACTCTATTTCAGATTGCGCTTCCTGCTCAGTCAGGTATTGCGTACACCGATGGGCAAGGGTGGACTACATACGGCGCTACGCGGCCGCTTAACATTCAAACTTTTAGCGCTAACGGAAACTGGAACAAGCCAACTTCGTTCAATGCAAAAATGTCTCTTGTCCGCGCATTTGGCGCCGGCGGTGGCGGCGGTGGCGGAGGCTCTCTCAACACTGCGACAGTGACCAAAGGCGGCGGTGGCGCCGGCGGCGGAGTTCGCATCGAACAACTTTTTCTCACCTCGGTTTTGTCAAATCCCGTATCGGTGACTATTGGCGCAGGAGGTGCTGCGGGCGCCGCGGGCGCCGCGGGCGGCCCGGGCGGCGATGGAGGAATAGGCGGCAACACCACATTCGGCTCTTTTTTGACTGCGTATGGCGGCGGCGGTGGAAGGGGAGGGCAAATTTCAGGTTTAATCACCGGCGGCGGTGGTGGTGGCGGTGGGTATGGCGCCGGGCAAAGCGCAAGTGGAACTGGTGCGGGAACCGGCGGAAATCCGGGCGCAAGTGGCTTGGGAATTAGCATGCAAGGAATGACCGGCTCAGCCGGCAGCAATGCTAATCACTATGCATGGGAAGGTGGCGGCGGCGGCGGAAGTTCTAGTGCTTCCGCAGTCATGGTTGCCGGCGGAGGGTCTGTCTGGGGCGGCGGCGGCGGCGGTTCTGGAGGCGCGCGCTCTTCGGCTCCCGCGGTTTTGATAGGCTCAGCGGGCGGAGGGAACATTTCCGGCATAGGTGGCGGAGGCGCCGCAGGGTCAGCCGGCGCAACTCCGGGCCAAGGCGGCGTAGGTGCTGCAACAAACGGCGTTTCTGGCGGCCAAGGTGGTGGCGGTGGAGGCTCTACAGTCACCGCATCCACAAGCGGGGCCGCGGGCGGAGCAGGTGGGCTTGGCGGCGGTGGTGGCGGCGGTGGCGGCGCCGGCAACAACCCCGGCTTGGGCGGCGCGGGCGGTGTTGGTGGCGATGGATATTGCATCGTAATCTCTTGGTGAGCCCGTGATTCTTCTTACATCAACTTCTGACAAAATCAGGGTAACCACAAGCGCAGCAACATCGGTTCTTGTTCATGCATCGTGGGTAGATATTTCAGGAACCACTGTTACACCTGATAGGGCAAACACAAGCATTTCCTCAGCAACGACAACCGATGTCGTCGCGTCGCCTGCCGCGTCAACTCAACGAAATGTAAAGTTTTTGTCAGTGTGGAACAACGACGCATCCACCCCTCAGACAATCACCATTATTCACACCGACGGAACCACTGAGGTTGATATATGGAGCGGCAGCGTTCCTGCGCAGTCCGGAATTTTGTTTGACGAAGTGTGCGGTTGGAAGTCTTGCAACCCAGAGACTCCCGCTGACATTCAAACATTTAGCAATCCCGGTCTTGGGGTATGGACGAAGCCAACTTCTTTTACTCCGACATGCGTGCTTATGCGCGTATGGGGTGGCGGCGGCGGTGGCGGCGCGGGGGCAAGCCTTGCAACCGCAGTCGTTGCAAAAGGAGGCTCTGGAGGCGGAGGCGGGGCAGTAGCGTCCGTTATCGTTCCTGCAAACTTGCTTCCAAATAAATTATCGATTCAGGTTGGATTTGGAGGTCTTGGTGGTAACCCGGGAGCGGCGGGCGCCGCGGGAGGTGCCGGGTTTTCTGGGCAGCCTTCTGCCGTTTTGACGAACAATATAACGACCGTTGCAAGTTCCACTGCTCTTATCTTTGCGGGCGGTGGCGGCGGTGGCCTTGGCGGCCCAATTACATCAGCAGCAACAGTTGGCGGGTCCGGCGCATCGGCCCACTCGAACTCTGCTTCGACTCTTTCCGCCAACTTTGGCGTGAGCATGCAAGGAATAGCCGGAGGAAACGGAGCAACATGGGGCCCGGCGTGGGAAGGCGGCGCGGCCGGCGGTGGAAATCCTACGGGGGCGTTGGCTTATGCCGGCGGAACATCGGTTCGGGGCGGCGGCGGCGGCGGCTGCGGCGGGTTGCATGATGCGGTCCCTAATGTTGTTGCTGCGGCAGACGGGGGAAACACTGGAAATGTTGGCGCGTCGCCGTCCGGTGGTGGCGGCGCCGCGGGCACATCTGGCGCAACTCCTACGGCGGGCGCAGACGGGATAGCCAGTAACGGCGTGTCGGGCGGCACAGGCGGCGGCGGTGGTGGCACTACCGTCGCAGCAAGCACGGCGGGAGCAAATGGCGGCCGAGGCGGGCTTGGCGGTGGTGGCGGCGGCGGCGGCGGCTGCGGCATGAATCCCGGGCTTGGTGGCGTTGGTGGTCAAGGTGGTCACGGATATGTGGTGATGGTCACATGGTAAAAAGATTCGCGCTTGTGTTTGAAGCCGACGGTCTCGTTGTGAATGTTTGCGTATGGGACAGCGTGTCTCCGTGGAACGACCTTCCTGAGGGCATTGTGGATATCGAGTGTCCAAGCGATGTCGGCCCGGGTTGGTTTTACATCGACGGCGAGTGGATTGCTCCGAGTCCGCCTGAAGGCGACTAACAATGGCGAGAATAGGCACATTCGACCCGCAACTTGACCCTCGCTCGTGGTTCGATGTCAACGCGAGGTCGGAGGGTTGGTTCGATGAAAGTCTGCTTGTCACTCCGAGCGGTCCTTCGGCGCCGTCTGTGCTTTGGATTAACGACGCAGGAACTTGGAAGCAGGCTACGACATGGATTAACGACGGCGGCACTTGGAAGATTGCCACAGTCTGGTTCAACGACGGCGGCACTTGGAAATAATCAAGGGCGCAAAAATGGAGAGTGCAAAAATGCCAGATTTTGATGAAGGTGCAACAACTACCCCTCGCGATTTCAGCATTCGCATGCGAGAGGTTGAGTCGCGACTTCGTTCGCACGAAGATGTGTGTGCAGAGCGATACACTCGACTTCGGGATGACCACCTTCAGTTGAGAAGTGACATTGCGTTGTACCGCGACTACCTCGGAAAGCGGGTGGACCAAGTCACAAGCACCATCGTGAAGGTGGCGTTCGCTTTGCTGATTGGCATGGCCGGCATTCTCGCGGCTCAGTTGTTCGGCTGATGATTTACCTCTCAGCGGGTCATTTTCCGTCAGCGCCGGGAGCCTCTTGGAAAGGCTTCGTAGAGCATGCCGAGGCCAAGTTGTGGGTTTGGCAGATTCTTGCCTCTCTGCCAGAGGCCGTCATCGTCCCGTCTGTTGAACTGAGCCGAAAGATTGCGTGGGTGAACAAGCGCGCCTCCGCCTCGGACCTGTTGGTCGAGGTGCATTTCAATGCCGCCGCTCCGGGAGCCCGGGGATGCGAGACTCTGTACGCTCCGAAGTCCTCGTCTGGCCGGGCCGTTGCAGAAAGACTTCAGAGCGTTCTGGAGCGGTTCTTCGTCGGCCGCGGGGTCAAGGAGGGGTGGTATCAGCAAAACCCCCGGAGAGGCCCCTTGGCGCTTCTCGCGCGAACAAGATGCACTTCTGTCATCATCGAACCGGAGTTCGTTTACAACGCCGAACTCATCCGGTCGCAGCGCAACGCGTGCTGCGCGGCATTAGCGTCTGAACTTAGGAGACTCGCATGACTGACGAATCGCCCATCACCACCGCGGATTGGGCCCGCGGAAGCCTGAAGAGCAAGACCATGTGGTTCGGCACGGCTCTGGCCGCTCTGTCCACGGCTGCTCAGTTGCAGCCGGCATGGGAGCCGCTCTTCGGCAAGTACGGTCCGCTCGTCGGGCAGGTCGTTGGCCTTGGCATCATGGCCCTGCGGATGGTTACCCGCGCGCCGCTGCCCATGAAGTAGGCAGTTTCGGCCGGCGCTAGGGGGATGCAACCGCACCCCCGGCGCCGTATCATGGGCAGGTCTACAACGCCAAAGGAGGCCCCATGGAACGCGAAATCGTCTTTCGTCTGCCGGTGTCGCAGGTCAACCTGCTTCTCAGTCTGTTGGGCAACGCGCCCAACGCGTCTCACTCGTACCCCCTGATGATGGCTATCAAGGGACAGGGCGATGCGCAGATGACTGCAGTCAACACGCCGGTGGAGCCGACGCAGGAACCGTAACGAACAGTCCACCCCTATGAGCAACCCTCAGACAAACCCCCTGTCCTATAACGCCTATGTCACGCAAATCGGCGTGATGGCCGTTGTGGCCACGCAGAGCGTAGGCGGGGTTGTTCAGGGGGTGGACCCCCCGTTCACTGCCATCATCCCACAGATGCTCAACTACGCAGAGTTGCGCATCCAGAGAGACCTCGACCTTCTTCCGTCTCAGCAGACCGGAACCTTCACGCTCACGCCGAGCAATCCCATCCTCGAGATTGATGTAGACGACTTCGTCGCGATTGAGACGATGCAGGTGACTTCCGGCACCGCGAAGATTCCGCTTCTGCCGGTGACGAAAGAGTACCTGCAGAATGTCTACAACGACACGGCGTTCACCGGCATGCCAAAGTTCTTTGCCATGTACGGAGGCGACTCTCCGGGCGGCAACCTGTACAACTACATCCTGTTCGGGCCCACTCCGAACGCCGCGTATCCGGTGACGGTCAAGGGCACGAAGCGTCTGCCGTCGCTCTACAAGTTCGCGGTCGTCGGTGACGCTGACACGCAATACACTTTCATCAGCACTTACCTTCCGGACCTGCTGATGTTGGCGTCGATGATTTACATCAGCATGTTCCAACGCAATTTCGGCGCCGCAGCGAACGACCCTGAAATGGGCTTCACCTACGAGTCGCAGTATCAGGCTCTGCTAAAGTCGGCATTCGTCGAGGAAGCGCGCAAGAAGTTCCAAGCGTCGTCGTGGTCATCCGCGTCGCCCGCTGTGGCCGCCTCGCCGGGACGCTAATCCGTGCCGCACGCCTCGCTCAAGGTCAAGCCGGGCATCGACCAGAACGAAACGCCGGCGCTCAACGAGACTGGTCTTTCGACCTCCAACCTTGTTCGCTTCATCCCGGACAGGAACGGTCTTGGCCTTGTCCAGAAACTGGGCGGATGGGTGAAATTCTTCAACGACACTTTCGCAACGCCAGTGCGCGCTTTGTGGGGGTGGGAAGACACGAACTCCCAGTCGCATCTCGCTATCGGTCAGGAATCTGACCCTCTCACCGATGAGTCTGTACTGTCAGTCCTCACGAATGGCGTGCAAATATTCATCACTCCGCGCTCGGAGCAGACGGACATTGCGGAAGATTTTGACACGACTGCCGGCAGTCCGGTAGTCAAGGTCACGGACGCCACCACAGTTGGCCTCATCGGGTTCAACACGGTTTACATCGAGACTCATGTCTCAGTCGGCGGCGTCATTCTTTTTGGTCTTTACCCGATGGTGTATGTGTCTGCAACCGAGTACAACATCACGGCTATCAATGTGCTTGGAGAGCCGTTTCTCGCTTCTTCGACCGTTACAGCGGGCGGCTTGGTTGCGGAGTTCACCACGGTTTCAAGTCAATACACCGTCAATGTGGAACTGGCAAATCACGGCTATCAGGTTGGCGATACCTATCCGTGTCTTGTTGCAACCACGGTCGGCGGCGTAACTATCTTTGGCAATTACACGATTCGCACAATCGTGGACGCCGACAACTTCACTATTTTTGCAAGCACGGTTGCAACTTCTTCGGCGTCCGGATTCATCAACGGCGGAAATGTCAGGTTTCGATACAGTTACGGCGTCGGCGCGATTCCTATCGGCAGCGGATACGGCGTTGGTGGATATGGCTCTGGCGGATACGGCACAGGACCTGCGACGGCAACGCTTTATGGCGACCCGATTGACGCATACGATTGGACGCTAGACAACTGGGGTCAAATCCTTGTCGCAGTCCCGCGCAACAACGATATTTTTGCACCAGTTTATCTGTGGGACCCGACAAGCGGTGCGCCAATTGCAGAGGCTATTCCTACTTCGCCCGCAAAGAACATGGGCGCGTTTGTTGCGATGCCGCAGAGGCAGATTGTCGCGTGGGGCTCTACTTTTACTGGCATTGAAGACCCGCTGTTGATTCGTTGGTGCGATGTCAACAACTACAACGAGTGGGTTGCGTCAATCACCAATCAGGCGGGCTCGTATCGCATTCCAAAAGGCTCGAAGATTGTTGGATGCATTCAAGGTCCGCAACAGGGCCTTATCTGGACAGACCTCGGCGTGTGGGCGATGCAGTACACCGGCGCTCCGTATGTCTATTCGTTCAACGAACTTGGCACCGGCTGCGGCCTCATTGCGCAGAAGGCGGCGGCGTCTTTGGGCGGTGTGGTGTACTGGATGTCTCAAAGTCAGTTCTACATGCTGTCGGGAGAGGGTGTAACGCCGCTTCCGTGCCCGCTGTGGGATGTGATTTTTCAGGACATCGACCAGAACAACATCGACAAGGTTCGCATCGCTACCAATTCTCGATTCGGGGAGGTGGCGTGGTACTACCCGACCACCGGCAATGGTGGCGAAATCAACGCGTATGTGAAATACAACACGCTGCTGCAAGCGTGGGACTACGGGTCATTGTCGCGCTCCGCGTGGTTAGACCAGTCGGTTCTCGGGCCGCCCATCGGAGCAGACCCGAACACAGGTTACATCTATCAGCACGAGACCTCTCCGGATGCGGACGGTCAAGCAATGCTGCCGGCGGTGCGCACAGGATGGTTCGCCATCGCGGAAGGCGACCAGATGACCTATGTGGACCAAGTGTGGCCGGACATGAAGTGGGGCTACTTTGGTGGAGTCCAGAACGCAACGGTCAACATTACCTTCTATGTCGCAGATTACCCCGGGCAAACCCCGAAGGTGTACGGACCGTATCCGGTCACGCAAGCGACGCAATACATCTCTCCGCGGTTTCGCGGTCGCCTGATGTCAATTCAACTCTCGAGCAACGATGTCGGCAGTTTCTGGCGTATCGGCAACATCCGCTATCGAATCAAACCGGATGGGAAGTTCTGATGTCTACTTCTCTTGGCGATATTCTTACCACGCAGAAGAATGGCGTCGTCGCTCTTGGTGACATCAGCCGCTACACGCAGGCGATTGCGAATCTGTTGGCTATTTTTGGTGGATTGTCGAAGATTGGTCAGGCGGCGATGACGACCAGTTGGGCAACGCTTTATACCTGCCCGCTTGGTCAGCGCGCATGCATCGTAGACATGAACATCTGCAACACCACCGCAGCGGCCATCGGAATTTATGTGTCCGTGGTTCCGTCTGGAGGCACTGCAGGAGCGTCGAACGCTATCTTCTTCAACGCGTCGCTGCCTGCGTACAGCACGATGCAGTGGACCGGTTCTGTTGCCATGGCCGCGGGAGACACTTTGCAGGTTCAGGCGTCGGCGGCCGGCTGCACCATCACAGCGTCGGGCGGAGCGGCGTCATGAGCACCATTTCGCTTTTCCCTCCCATTGGTGCTTCCTCGAGCGCGCCGGCAACGGTGCAGTACGCGGGGGCGCAACTTGACTCGTTCGGCCGCCTGCGCGTTAGTCAGCCGGATACGCTGTTTGACAGCCAGAACCGTTATGGCGCAGACACGCAATTTGACACCTCGACCGGCACTGGAGGCAGCACAACTGCGCTGACTGACGAGTCGTCGGTGCAGATGTCAGTTACGACGACAAGCGGTTCGTTCGCGTATCGGCAGTCATATCGGTCGTTCGCGTATCAGCCGGGCAAGAGTCTGCTTGTGCTAGCCACCTTCGTGATGAACGCCGGCAAGACTGGACTTCGTCAGCGCGTTGGCTATTTCAACACGCAGAACGGAGTGTTTTTTCAGCAGGATGGCACGAGCAGGTCATTTGTTCTTAGGTCGTCAGTCACAGGCTCTGCGAGCGATGCAAGAACGGTTACGCAAGCCAACTGGAACGGCGACAAATTGAATGGCACTGGGCCGAGCGGACTGACGCTAGATGTATCGAAGGCTCAGATTCTGTTTATGGATTTTGAATGGCTTGGCGTTGGAAGCGTGCGCTGCGGCTTTGTCATCAATGGCCAGTACATTATCTGTCACACATTCGAGAACGCAAACCAGATTGCGAATGTGTACATGACAACCGCAACGCTTCCCATTCGATATGAAATCGAGAACACGGGCGCGACGGCTTCGGCCTCGAGCATGAAGCAGATTTGCTCAAGCGTTATGTCCGAAGGCGGATACTCCGCGGTAGTCGCTCCGTCGCTTGCGCGGCGCACGACTATTTTGAGTTCGATAGGAACGACATTTGTTCCACTGGTGTCGATACGCCTAAAGGCTAGTCGCACAGGCGCTGTAGTGCTTCCGTATCTAATAAACTGCCTTCCGACTTCAACGGCTAATTACGAATTTGCGTTGGTGAAGAACGCAACGCTGACATCTGCGTCGTGGAACAACACCTCGTCTCCAAATGTCGAGTTTGATGTGGCTTCTACTTCGATGACGGGCGGCACAATTGTGCAGTCGGATTTTGTGTCGTCGAGCAATCAAAGCGCAGCCGCTGTTACTGGCCCAACAGGGTACAACTACGACTTGCAGTTGGGCGCGACGGTTGGGGGTACGAGCGACATATATACGCTCGGAGTGCGTGTGCTCTCCGGCTCTAGCGGTGATGCTATCGGTTCCATCGCTTTCTACGACTTGACGAGGGGGGGCTGACATGCCACTGCACAAGGGTAAGTCTCAAGAAATTATCAGCGGCAACATCAGCGAAATGACGCACGCCGGTCATCCGCAGACCCAAGCCGTTGCCGCAGCGTTGCAGACTGCGCGCGAATCCGCTCGAGGCGGTTTGCACATGCCGTCATCGCCGAAGTCTGGTGGCAAGAAGTTGCACACGGGCCCGATTCACAGCGCCGTTGCCGGCCGCACAGACCATTTGCCGATGCATGTCCCGTCGGGCTCCTATGTCATCCCCGCCGACATCGTCTCGGCCATGGGCGAGGGCAACACGATGGCCGGCTTCAAGCGCATCAAGCGCATGTTCGGCGGCACGCCCTACGAGCAAGGCCCCGCGCCGTACTCGAAAGGTAGCGCGCCATACGACATGCCGTTGCCCGGCCGCGCATCAGGCGGGGAGACAGGCTCCGTTCCCATCGTAGCCGCGGGCGGTGAGTATGTTCTCTCTCCCGATGAGGTTCGCAAGGTCGGCAAGGGCGATATGGACCTCGGGCATCGCGCGCTCGACGAGTTCATCAAGCGGTTCCGCGCTGAGACCATCAAGACCCTGCAGAAACTTCCTCCCCCGAAAAAGGATTGACCATGACGAATGACATCAAGGTTCGAGTTGGCACTCCGGAAGACCTCGACGAAATCATGAAGATTGCGATGGTGGCCGTCGAGGAGAACGGTTTCCTAAATCCGAACCCGGGAAAACTGGCCGCGGAAATCTGGCCGGCACTGCATCAGGACCATGGCATCGTCGGCGTCATTGGTGAGCCCGGCAAGTTGATAGAGGCGTGCGTGCTGCTGCGCATCGGTCAGATGTGGTACTCCGACACTCTCGTGGTTGAGGAGCGCGCCGTGTTCACGCATCCCGAATATCGCAGCGCCAAAGGCGGTCGCGCGCGAAAACTCTGCGAGTTCAGCAAAAAGGTAGCCGATGACCTTGGAATCCCTCTCATCATCGGCGTACTATCCAACCATCGCACCGAAGCGAAGGTGCGCTTGTACGAGCGCCAGTTCGGGAAACCTAGCGGGGCTTTCTTCCTCTATGGCGCGCGGACTGGAGCGTGGATGAACGGAGCATAAGATGGGCGGCAAATCCTCGACATCCACGCAATCAGTTCAGATTCCGCCAGAGGTTCTGGCGCGGTACAACGCCGTCAACCAACAGGCGCAGCAGACCGCGGGGACGCCGTTTCAGTCCTATTCGGACGACCCGAACGCATTCGTAGCGCCCATGACGCCGACGCAGTTGGCGGGCATGCAGAACATCAACTACGCGACGGGGCAGGCGCAGCCCTACTACGACGAAGCCACCAACCAGTTGATGGGCGGCCAGATGGCATCGGTGCCGTTCTATCAGCAGGCGGCCAACGACATCTCGCAGGGACAGGATGTCGGCGACATCTACAACCGGATGGCCATGCAGTCGTACTACGGCGGCCTTGCGGGTGCGACGCCGTACAACCTCATGGCCGGTGCGGCGTATCAGGGCGCCGGCGACTACGCGAACCCTTTGCAGGCTCAGGCGGTCCAGAACATCGGCGCGGCGCAGGACATTGGCGGCCAGTTGGCGGCGGCCTCCCTTTCCTCGCAGGCGGACGCCAGTGCCGGCGCCGCGCCGGTCCAGACGGCGGCCTTGCAGAACCTCGCGGCAGGACAGCAGCAGGGGCAGGGGTTGACTCAGTCGGCCCTCGAGCAGTTGCAGGCCGGCCAGATGGCCGCTGCGCCCTTCTACGGCCTCGCAGGGGCGTCGATTGCCGGCGCCCCCGGGGCTGCTGCACCCTTGCAGGGGGCCGCCGCAGACACCATTGGAGGCGCTCGAGCGGGGGCTTCCCCGTATCAGGCCGTCTCGACCGCGCTCGGCCTTGCCGGCGCGCGCGGGGTCAATCCGTCCGAACTCGACTCGGCGGCTATCAACAGGTACATGAGCCCGTTCCTCTCGAGCGTGGTGGCGCCGACCGCGGCGCTCCTGAATCAGCAGGCGCAGCAGGCGCAGTCCGAGCAGTTGGGCAACGCCATCCGCTCGGGGGCTTTCGGCGGTGACCGAGCCGGCATCGTCGCTGCGAACCTGAATCAGCAGCAGCAGTTGGCGCAGGGCAAGGTCCTTGGAGACCTCCTGCAGCAGGGCTACGGGCAGGCGCTCGGCGCCGCGCAGCAGCAGCAGGGCGTCGGGCTCGGGGCCGAGCAGGCGAACCGTGCGGCGCAGGCCGCGGCTGCGCAGCAGTTGCTTGGCATCGGGCAGGCGGGCTTCGGACAGGACATGGCCTCGGCGCAGGCGCAGTCTGCACTGGCGCAGCAGATTTTCGGTCAGCAGTTGGGAACGGGGCAGGCGGCCGCCGGGCTCGGGCAGCAAATCTTCGGACAGGGTGCAACTGCCGCTCAGCAGCAGCAGGCTGCCGCGCAGGCTCTGTTCGGGCAGGGCGCGACGACGGCCGGTCAGCAGGCCGCGCTTGCGCAGCAGATTTTCGGCCAAGGCATGTCGCAGGCTCAGCAGGAAGCCGCGCTCAGCCAGTTGCTCTACGGGCAGGGCACGGGCGCCGCGCAGCAGCAGGCCGCTCTCGCGCAGCAGTTGTTCGGGCAGGGCATCTCTGGTGGTCAGGCCATGCAGGGACTCGGGCAGCAGTTGTTCGGTCAAGGCGTCACCGGCTCTCAGCAGCAGGCCGCCATCGGTCAGCAGGCCTTCGGTCAGGACCTCGCCGCCGCGCAGGCGCGGCAGGGGCTTGGACAGGGCCTTTACGGCATGGGAGCGGGCACCTCGCAGGCCATGGCAGGCCTTGGCTCTGGCGCGCAGCAGGCGGCGCTGCAGGGCGGGCAGGCTCAGATGGCTGCAGGTCAGATTCAGCAGCAGACCGGGCAGGCAGGCCTGCAGGCGCTGTACAACCAGTTCCTGCAGTCGGTCGCGTACCCGTTCCAAGTCAGCCAGTTCCTCGCGAACATCGCGATGGGCACCGGTGCGCTCTCGGGTTCGACGACGACCACTCGGCAGCCGGGCTCCATCCTGTCGGATGTCCGCGCGAAAGAGGATGTGCGAAAGGTCGGTGAGACCTTCGATGGTCAGCCCATCTACTCGTTCCGTTACAAGGGGCAGCCTCAGACCCAGATGGGTCTCATGGCACAGGAAGTCGAGAAAGACCACCCCGAAGCGGTCGGCCTCGCGGGCGGCCTGAAGACCGTCAACTACGACACGGCCACGCAAGACGCTGCCGAGATGGGCAAGGCTATGGAAGGCGGCCGCGTCAAGCCGCAGCATGCCGGCATGGGCTTTGCAAACGGCGGACTCGCGGGTCCGGACCCGATGGTCGCGCAGCGTCAGGCCGATGAATTGCGCCGCCAGAAAGAAGCGGAAGACATCAAGACCAAGAACGACGACATGACGCAGGAGGCCGGGCTCAAGCCTCCGCAAACCGTGGATGTTCCCAAGGCGCAGTCTGGCATTCCAGATGAGCCTGCGAAAACCCCCGAACTTGCCGTCGCTCAGAGCAACTTGTACAGCGAAGACCCTCGCTCAAAAGATTTGCAGGCAATTGTCCAGATGGCAGCAATGATGTCTGACCGTCGCGTCAAAGAAAACATCAAGCACATCGGGCACACCTACGACGGGCAGAAAATCTACTCGTACAACATCAAGGGCGAACCGGCGACGCAGATTGGTCTCATGGCGGATGAGGTCGAGAAGAAGCATCCCGAGGCTGTTGGTCGCGCCAAGTTTGCCGATGGTGGCACACCTGTCATGGGCGGCCTCGACCTCGCGCAGTTGATTGCCGCGCAGGCGCAGATGTACGGGCCGCACGCCGCGGCCGGTCGCAGCATGTCCGGAGTGCCGGGTGGCGCCGGATATGTGCCGAACGCGACGCTGCCTGTGGGGCAACTTACGGTCGCGCCGGGACTGGCCCCTCGCCCGTCTTCTGCAGACGACTTGGAGCAGTTGACCAACACCGCAAGCAGTCTGTACGACCTGAGCGGCAAAGTCATGGGAACGCCGGCACCCTCAGCGCCCTCAGCACCCGCGACGCCTCCCGCGCCTGCGCCGACGACGACAACCACGACTCAGCCGGGAAGCGTGGCCACGGGCATGGACGAAATGGTCACGGGCCGCAAAGCGACATATCGTGGCGGCCTCGCGCGTGCGGATGGCGGCCCTGTGCTGCCTTATGATGCGACCGAAGACGCCAACGGTCTTGCGCCGAAGTTCATGAAGGCCGGCGGTGGGCAGGTGATGCCCTACGAGCCCGTGAACGGAATCGCCATCCCGACTTCGATGGACATCCCCGAACTGCAGACTGCGGGCGACCTGCCTGCCGCGCGCTCGACAATGGACGACTTGAAGGACATCGTGGACACCGGGGCTCAGGTCTACGGGATGTACAAGGGCGCGACCGCACCGAAGCCGGAAGACCTGCAGGAAGTCAAAATCAAGTCGAAGCGCGTTGGTCAGATGGCAGCCGGTGGAGCGGCCGAAAGCGAAGACCCGGAGATGGAGCGAGAGCGTGAAAGCGCGCCGCCGCCGGCAGGGCTTGCGCCCGCGACGAATGCTGCCCCGCAATCCTCGGGGCTTGCTCCGCCGCCGGAACCGAATCTTGGCACCATCAACCTGCAGGCGAAGAAATCGCCGGGCATGGCGGACCGTGCTCGAGGATGGCTCGAAAGGAACAAGGACCTGTTGTTCCCGGTGTTGACCGGCGCCGCAGCGGCAGCCGCCACGCCAACCGAGAACCGAATCTCTGCGCTGCTCGTTGGCGCCGGTGCGGCCGGTCGTTCGTATCAGGATGTGCAGCGTCGTCAGGCCGAGTTGCAACAGGTTCGCGCGCAGACCGAGCAGGCGAGAGCATCGACGGAGCAGACTCGCGTTGAGACCGGCGCGCAGGTTCAGTCGGCGCAGATTCGAGACCAAGCCGGTCGCCAGTGGGTCTATTTCAAGGACGGCTCTCGCATGCTGTTGGGTCAGTACATGCAGTTGACTCCGCAGGACCAAGCAAAACTTCCGCTCATCGCGCAGGACGAGATGACTAACCTTCTGCGCGGCAAAGCGCCGGAAGCCGTGGCCACTCCCATGACTCGCTCCGTGCAGGGAGAGGCTGCAGATGGCGAAGTGGAAGAGGCGCCCCCTCCCGAAGGGTCTCTGGCCGCGCAAGCCTCAGAGATGAGCCAGAACGCGCCGCTCTCTGGCACTCGAAACTGGGTCGGTCAGCAGGGCCAGAACTCCATTCGCACTGACCTTCGCACTTTCGCGGGCGACGACAACGCACGACGCGCGCTGCGATTGCAAGAGAATCAAACCGTGCTGAAAGAAGTTTCAGACGCGGCAGCCGATGCGTATGGCCGCGGCAGCATCATCAACATGATTGCGAAGGATGTCAGCAAACTGCCTGATGGCGGCGTCGCTGCGGCAGGCGTTTTGAATGAGCCGCGTCGATATTTTGCGAAAGCGTACAACGACATCATCACCACGGCATTTGGAACCATTGGTCAGCCTGTCCCGCCGGAGAGACTTATTGCGGCAGAGGATTTGACGACTGGTAATGCCATCGACAAATTGACGACTGCTTTGACCTTCCTGCAGTCGAGCGGCGCGGACCAAAACTCTCTTGCTGCATTGCGAGAGGCGTCGGCGTCCGTTCCTAACATGAAATTGGACAAGGCGTCGATGCAGACGCTCCTTGCTCAGATGATGGTCGATAAACAGCGTGCTATCGACATGCAGAACTACATGCGTGAATCGCAGTCAATGGTGCCAACGGGCATGAGCGACTTCGTTTCCATGGACAATCTGCGCACAGCGTTCCGCAACGAAGCACTGTTCAACGACAACGCATACAAGACTCGGCAGGAGATGATTGAGCGTCTTCTTCGGACGAAGTCTTCCAAGCCGGGAGAGTCCGCATTCGACTGGTTGCGGAAGAACGGTCAGACTCCGGAGCGCATCAACAAATACGCGGCGTTCCTGCATTACGGCCCAAAGCGAACCGCGGAAGGTCAAATTGTCCGTGACGCGAATGGCGACCCCGAGCCGAATGGCCCTATTCTGCCGGGTATCTCCAACATCATCTGGAACCAGTAAGGTCTGTCAATGGCAAGCGATTTTGAAGCAGCACTTGACCTGAAAGACGACTACGACCCGAGAGCGGCTGCAGCGCCTGTGGCTTCTTCTGGCCGTGTTGCCGCGCCCGCTTCAGGCGATAGGCCCAGTGATTTCGAGAAGTCTATCTTGCAACCGAGTGAGGGAGACTCTCGTTCCGCCGCGGTCAGGACAGTCGAGGGTCAGCCGATTCCTGCCGGTGCGCCGAAGGTTCCCGCTCGAGAACTGACGGTCAGGCAGCAATTGCGTGCGCCCGCAGCGGAATCCGAAAAGGATTACACGGTTGGCGAGGCCCTTAGAGAGGGCGCAACCAACCTGCCCTCAAGCACATGGGGCGTTGTCAAATCGGTGGCCGGCGCCATCGCAAATCCAAGCCAAACCGCTGAAGGCCTGAAGCAACTTGGCACTGGCGCGCTCTCAAAGGCAAAAGGCGCGATTGGTCTTGATGTAGACCCTGAAGACGAACGCGTCATCAATGCGCTCATCGACGACTATTCCACGAGGTATGGGTCGAAGCAGGGATTCCTCAGGGCTCTTGCGAAAGACCCGGCAACCATCCTTATGGATGCCTCTGCGTTGCTCACCGGCGGCGCGTCAGCCACGGCCGGAGCGGCGTCAAAAGTAGCCAAAGGCGCGGAGGCCGCAGGCAATGTCGCACGCGCTGAAAGGTTTGCAGGCGTTGCGAAGGCAGCGACCAAAGCGCGAGATGCGGCGAATTACCTTGACCCGATTCAAGCATCCATAAAAGTGGCAAAAACGCCGCTTGTTGGCACGCGGATTCCCGACGCTGTGCCCGTAATTGGTGGAAAGAAGACCCCTAACTTGCTCGGCGCGTCACGAGCAGTTGGAAGTCAGTTGGCCGGCGTTCCAATGCCGATTTTGAAAGAAGTCAACGAGATTGCGAAAAGCGGCACCCCAGAGCAACGCGCGGTGCTTGCCGAGATGCAACGCTCTGGCGCTGACCACTCCAAAATCGTCAGGTACGCGGAGGAAGGTCTGCAGGGCGCAAAGGATGCTCGTCAGGCGGCGTATGTTGCGGAGATGGGTGGTCGAGCCAATCCTGTCAACTTCGCAAGAGTCGGCCAGAAAATCCAAGACCTTCGTCAGCAGTTGACGATTAACACGCAGAACGGCGCAGTCCCGGTGTCAGATGCCGCGCTGAGATTCTTGGATGATGCTGAGCAGCGAACCATCGCCGTAGCGTCGGAGCCGCTAAACTCTCCCGCTCGAAATGTGATTGGTGCCGACAAGTTGAAGCGTTCCATCGGAAGTCTTGGCGAGACCTACACGGGCGATACTCAAGCGTATCGTGCCGCGCAAGAGGTTCGTCAATCCATTTGGGATGCAATCGCGGACGCTGACGCCGACTATGTAAAAATCATGGGCGAGTACGAAGACGCGTCAAACACCATCGATGCCGTTCGGTCGATGTTTGGAAGAACCGGCAAGTTGAGTGACGACCAAATCGTGAAGAGGTTGCTCAAGGCAACATCTCCGCAGCAGCAGCAAGTTCTATCGGAGATTGCGCAATACAGCCCTAACCTCAAGCCTGCAATTGCCGGCGCTGCGACATCGAAGTTCATGCCGGAAGGCTCTCGAGGAGCCGTGTCTGGAATGCTCGGGTGGTTTGCCGGCAGCGCGCCGCACGCCGTGGCCGGATTCATAGCGGCGTCTCCCAAGGCGCAGGGCAAGATTCAGAAGTGGGCAGGCGACTTGGAGCGAGTTGGCGACAAGGTAACGCCGCCCGCAGCCACGCGCGCCGCGGGGTATGCCGGGGTCGTTCGCGACGAATACCTGCTTGGTCAAGAAGACCCGAGCGCGAAACCTCAGGAGCCGGAGTACGCGAAGCCCCCCGTTGGATGGGAGGGCAGCGCGCTGCCGCCCGAGCCCAAGAACGACAAGCAACGAGAGTCGGCCATTCAGGAAATCTCGAAATCCGATTTGACAGAAGAGTCCCGCGAAAAACTGCAGCAGGCTCTGACTCAATTTGAGCGACCTGTCGAGCAGCAAACCATCAGTCAAATCTTTGGCAACGAAGGAACCGCGCAGAATCCTCGAGGCTCTGCGTATGGTCCGTATCAATTCATCAACGAGACATGGCGCGACATGGCGCGTCGTCACTATCCGGAAGTGACAAGCAACATGTCGAACGCAGAACTCAACGCGCTGAAGAAGACCGCTCAAGGCGTGGAGATGGCGAAGGTTCTTGGTCCGATTTATATCAACGAAAACGCAGAGGGGCTGCGCAGAAACGGATTTGAGGCAACGCCGGCAAATCTGTATCTGTCGCACTTCCTTGGATTGCAAGGGGCGATGCGGGCTCTTCGATTGGACCCATCGATGCCAACCGCTGATGCATTCAAGCCAATCGTCATCAACTCCAATCCGGAAGTGATGAGGGGCAAGACGGTTGGCGATGTCATCGCATGGACCGAGATGAAGATGCAGCCGCGCGCGCAGCGCAAGTCTGGTGGCCGCGTGGATTCAGTACAATCCATCGTGAATGAGTTGATGTCGCTTACCAAGACCGTTCGTCGCGAGACCGACAAACATACCGAGCCGCTGCTGAACCATCCCGACGAAGCGGTGGTGAAGGCGCTCGACATCGCGCAGCAAGCGATTTAGGAGAGGCCATGACGAGTTCCTACACGACCAACAAGAACATTGAAAAGCCGCCCAACGGCTCGTTCGTGAACACATGGGATGTCCCGGTCAACACGGACTGGGATGCGATTGACGCGTCGCTTGGCGGTACGACGACGCTGAACGCGGTCGGAGCATCTGGCATCGTCGCGCTGTCGGTGTCGCAGTATCGTCCGCCGACCATCATCGTCACCGGCGCGCTGACCGCGAATGTGAACTACCAGTTGCCGGCGGGCGTCGGCGGGCAGTGGGTGGTTTTCAACAACACGACCGGTGCGTTCACGGTGACCATCTCGTCGGCTGCGGTCGGCGGCACTACGGTGCAGATTCCGCAGAGTTACCGGTCGCTCATCTACTGCGACGGCACCAATGTCGCCCTCGGGTTCACGACGCCGTCGAACCCCGGCGGCGCCAACACCCAGATTCAGTTCAACAGCGGCGGGCTCTTTGCAGGGTCTGCGCTGTTCACCTTCGACGGCACCAATGTTGCCCTCGGCCCGAACTCGAGACTCGACCTGCGCAGCACCCTGCGGCTGTTGGGTTCGACCTCCGGCTTCGTCGGCCTGACGGTGCCGGCGGCGGCCGGCGGCACGACCTACACCCTGCCCTCGGCAGACGGCACCAACGGTCAGTTGCTTTCGACCAACGGGTCGGGCGCCTTGTCGTGGACGACCGTTGCCTCCGGGGTGTCCTCGTTCAGCGGCGGCACCACCGGCCTGACGCCTTCAGGAGCCACCACGGGCGCCGTGACCTTGAGCGGCACTCTGGCCCTGACCAACGGCGGAACCGGCGCCACGACCGCCTCCGGGGCTCGAGCGGCCATCCTGCCGTCCTACTCCGGCAACGCCACGCGCATCCTCGCTGTGAACGGCAGCGGCACGGACACTGAGTGGGTGTCCTCCACCACGGGCCCCGCAGGGCCGCCCGGAGCCGCCGGCCCCCCGGGCCCTGCCGGCCCCACCGGGCCGACCGGCCCAACGGGCGCCACGGGCTCTGCGGGGGCTGCAGGGCCTCCGGGCACCGCGGGCGCAACCGGCGCACCCGGACCCACTGGACCGGCCGGCGCTGCCTCAACCGTTGCCGGCCCCCCGGGTCCGACAGGCCCTCCGGGGTCCGCGGGCGCCGCGGGTGCCACGGGCGCTACCGGTCCGGCCGGCCCTCCCGGTCCTTCCGGTCCTTCCGGCCCTTCCGGCCCCACCGGTCCGACCGGTCCAACCGGCCCGGGCTCGACCGTTGCCGGGCCGCCGGGCGCCACCGGGTCCCCGGGCCCGCCGGGACCGACGGGGCCCAACGGGCCTACGGGCTCGGCAGGTCCGACCGGGCCCACCGGGCCAACCGGTCCTCCGGGTCCGACAGGTCCGACGGGTGCGAACTACCTGCGCAATGTCGTCTCGCCATACAACGGCGGCGGGCAGGTCTTCGTGCAGAGCGCGACGCCGACCGCGTCCGCATCCGGCGACATGTGGTTCCAAATCTGAGGTGCCCTCGTGCCGGTAAAAGTGTGGGATGGGTCCGCGTGGACCGAGGTTGGAAAACTGTCGGTCTGGAACGGGTCGTCGTGGGTGCCCGTCGTCAACGCATCCGCGTGGAACGGCTCGGCATGGGCAAAGTTTTTTCCGGCAGTGAAGGTGAGCGACAACACGGCGCTGAATTTATCCAAATCTGGCGTCGGCGGAACCGCGGCCGCAACCTATCGGTTTGCTTCCTCTGGGCAAGCGTCTGCGACAAACGCGGCAGGCACGCTCACGAACATCAGCGGCGAATGGCTTGTCGGAAGCGGCACCACTTCTGACTATGAAGTTCGCGCCACTGTCCTTAGTGGCTCTGGAGGCAGTTTCTCAGGGCCCGGCGCCGGATGGCATAACTTGGGCACCACCAGAGATTGGTCGCTTACCGTCACCAACAATGCCGGTGACAGAGATGTTTTGATGGAAATCCGCATCGCAGCGACATCTCTCGTCATCGCTTCGGCAACCATCACCTTCGAGGTGGACAGCGCCCCTTAGCGCCACTTCGGGCCCTCGAACCACGCAGCAAGGCTGTAGCGCACGCCGGATGTAACAGGTTGCGCAGCGTGATAGGTAAAAGCAGGGAAGAACGCCGCGGTGCCGCGCGCTCGAAGGTGCTCGGCGTTCGGATGCGCATCGACCCCAGTGAAGGTAAGGTCGCCGCCGGTATATGCCTCAGGCGAAGACAACTGAATGACGCACGACAGTTTGCGATGTCGGTCGTTCGGAGTCATCCAGAACACATCCTGATGCGGCTTGTACTCGCCGCCGG